AGAAAAACTTAACTTAAAAAAAGATACTTATAAAGATCAATACGATAAAACCCATTTAGATTTTGTTAGATACAAAAAACTTATAGAGGATTTTAATAAAGAAGAAAATAAACGCTTAGAAGAATTTGAAGAAGCATTTACTACTGCTTTTAATCTTACTAAAGATGAATTATATAATAAACTTATAGATTGGGAAGGAGATATAAGATCATTTTATAATTATTTACGTATAGCTCATCCATTTTCACCTTGTGAAAATCGTAAAAGAATGCGTAGTCAAAATAAAACTCAAGCTAAAGTCCAAAAACCTAAACCAACAATAGACCCACAAGTAAAACGTAAAAGAGGACGTCCTAAAAAAAATACTTTATTTGGGTTGGATATTTAAAAAATTATTCGTACATTTAATTATAAATAAAAGTTATGAACATTAAATACAAATTTAAAAAATTATCTATTTGGTTAAAAAATAAAGTCAAAAACAATCCTCCTTTAACCGAAAGAGAATATCTTACTAAACGAGTAGTTATTAGGCTCTTATCAAACCCAAAAACACATTATCTAATGACTCCATCAGGGCGATATTATTTACAAACTGAGGATAAAAAATATACTCTTATATTACAAAATAATTTTGTAAAACTTACTAATCATACTTACTCATTTGAATTTACTATTGGTTCTTATTTATCAAATGAACTTATAGTTTTAGTTGAACGTACTATTGAAAAAACTAGAAGTAAAATGGAAACAGAATTATTTGAAAATGAAATTAATATCCTAAAACAAATACTAAAATGATAAAAGTATAAATAATTTATTGCTTCCCACATTTTTTATTGTCTTCCACATATTTATGATAAACAGAAGATATGAAAAAAAGTGGAATTTATAAAATTACAAATCCAAAAGGTGAAGTTTATATAGGATATTCTAAAGATTTAGATAAAAGAAAAAATGATTATAGATTATTAATAATAAAAACTCAACCCTTAATTTTAAACTCTTTATATCTTTATGGTTGGGAAAATCATATTTTTGAGATTTTAGAATATACTATTGATTTAAAAAAAAGAGAAAAGTATTGGATTGAAAAATTTAATTCTTTTAATAAAGGATTAAATAATAATAAAGGAGGAGGAGGTCCTAGCTTTCATACTGATAAAACTAAAGAATTAATAAGTAAAAAAGGAAAATTAAATATTGGAAAAAGAAAAAATTCTCATTGGAAAGGTAAACCTAAACCAACTTCTATGAAAGAAGCTAATAAAGCTAATAAGGGTAAAAGAGAAGTTTCCCATTGGAAAGGCAAAACTAGAAGCGAAGAAAATAAACTTAAACTCAGCCAATCTAAAAAAGGAAAACCCATCCCATCTAATAATAAACCTATCCTTCAATATACCAAACAAGGGGAATTTATTCAAGAACATCCAAGTATTGAAAAAGCAGCTAAGAATATTGGGGGAAATCCAACAGCAATCAATAATGCTTTAAGAAAAGGTGGAGAAGCAACTTCTGCTTCATATATTTGGAGATATAAAAATTAAAATATAAATAAAATGATAAAAGTATCACACGAAGTACCTATTTGTTTACTTGAGCATAGCCTTAAATTCAATCAATATCAGTACATATTACCTCACTTACTAGACCAAAACGAGCAATATCGTGAATTTTTCTATAAATCTAAAGCAGAAGGCCGTTATATTATAATGGATAACTCGCTTCATGAATTAGGAAAAGCATACGATAAATCTCGTTTATTATATTGGGTGGATGAACTTCAACCCGATGAGTTTATAGTTCCGGATGTGTGGGAAAATAAAACCCAATCTGTAGTTAGCGCTAGAGAATGGGCAGGTATTAAATTACCTAAAAATGTAACCAAAGTAGCAGTAGTGCAAGGTAAAAGTTACGAAGATTTCTCAACCAGCTACCAAACGTATAAAGATTTAGGCTATAAGAAAATAGCGTTCTCGTATGGTGCTAGTTATTACAACGAAGTATACCCGCATATAAACAAGGATTTTGGTAAAGCAATGGGACGCCTATGGGTGATTAGTTCATTGTATAAAAACCGAGTAATCACGAAAAAAGACCGCATACATTTGCTTGGCACAGCTATGCCTTTTGAATTTAAATTCTATGAAGATTATCCATTTATTGAATCTATTGACACATCAAATCCAATTATGGCTGCTTTAGAAGGAACTAGGTACACTGATGGTCAACACCCAAAACCAAAACTTAACCTTAATGCAACTCAAACTTGGAATCTTGAAGATATTGACGTAGATTTAATGTATTACAATGTTATTAGATTTAGAGATATAAACAATTTATAATATGCAACTAGAAATTCCTTTCCTTAAAGACAATGTCGTAGTCTCACTAAGCGGTGGGATGGACAGCAGCACCTTACTTTTACGCTGTTTGAAAGAATACAAAAATGTTGTGGCTGTAAGTTTTGATTATGGCCAAAAACATCGAGTTGAACTTGAACGTGCACAATCATTAATAGACTATATTAATGCAAATCCCTGTCGTATATTTCATCATGATCATGCCCCTAATGGATTTGAAGAAACATATTCATTAGTAAATTATCATGTTATTGAATTAAATGGTTTGAGTGGTTTACTTAATTCTACACTTGTAATAGGTGGGGATGTAGTACCCGAAGGTCATTATGCTGAGGAAAACATGAAATCAACTGTTGTACCTAACCGCAATAAAATCTTTAGTTCAATTATCCAAGCTATTGCTCTATCCATTGCTACTCAACGAAACCAAGAATGTGATATTGCTTTAGGGGTGCATAGTGGTGATCATTTTATTTACCCTGATTGTAGAGAAGAATTTAGAAATGCAGATTACGATGCTTTTAGAAAAGGTAATTGGGATTCGCATTTGGTTAAGTATTTTACTCCATATTTACAAGGAAATAAATATACTATTTTAAAAGATGGAGAAGACTTATGTAAGGATCTTATGCTAGATTTTGATGAAGTATATAAACGTACAAATACTTCCTATAAACCAATTCAACATTTAATCCAATACGATAAGGATGGTAAATCATGGTTTGAAAAAGAATGGTTTAGCGACTACAAATCAGCATCATCAGTAGAGCGAGTTGAAGCATTCCTTAGATTAGGACGTAAAGATCCTGTAAGTTATGCGGATGAATATGGTCCTGTAACTTGGGATACTGTTAAAAAACACGTTGAAAAAATAATCGAAGAACATGAAAAGTAAAAAATCTCTACCAAAACTACAATACTATGTTGTGATAAATCAAGATGGTTTAGTATTTTCCGGTATGTCTTATGGAAAATTTAAATGGGATAATAACTGGAATAATGCTAAACCATTAAAGGAAGAATCAACTGTATATATTTTAAGAGAAAACAAATGTGAACTAATTAAACAAGAAGAAATTTTATGAAACAACTATGGTATTTTACCGCCGGCTGGTGTCAGCCGTGTCAACAATTTGGCCCTGTTATGAGTCAAGTATCACAAAAAGGTATATCAATTAATAAAGTAGATATTGATTATACTCCTGATGTAACAACAAAATATAATGTTAAAAGTGTTCCTACTGTAATTTTAGTAGAAAACGGACAAGAAGTTAGACGTTTTACTGGTGTAAGAAATGTTGAACAAGTAATGAGTTTTTATAATGGATAAATTTCAATCAACAAAATTATTTGATGGATTCAGTTGTGTATTCCGTCAATGGAAAGCAGAAGATACCCATTGTAAATATTTGCACGGTTACTCTGTTAGCTTTAGAATATGGTTTGAAGGCAAACTAGACGAGCGCAATTGGATATGGGATTTTGGAGGCATGAAGCGAGCTCAAGGTAAAATAGATGGTCTAAATCCAAAAGCATGGATGGGCTATATGTTTGATCATACAACTATTATAGCCGAAAACGACCCATACTTAGAACATTTTAAGAAAATGCATATAGATGGAATTATTCAATTACGAATCATCCCAGCAGTAGGAGCAGAACAATTTGCTAAATATATTTTTAATAAAGTAAACGAATTTGTATTAGCTGAAACTAAAAACCGCGTTCGAGTAGCTAAAGTAGAAGTATACGAAAACGAACGTAATTCCGCTACATACGAGAATTCAGTTGAAACATTAGTTATACCTAAAGTACAATCACCTGTTTGGGTTTCATCAAGTACATAAAGTTAGATATATGAGTTTAGGAAGAATAGAAGATTATAATAAAGTATTACCTATTGTTGAATTATATCCGTGCATTCAAAGTGAAGGTAGTAGAGCAGGATATCCAACAATGGCAATCCGTACTACTGGATGTACCCATAGATGTTATTTTGGCGAAGGTGGATGGTGTGATTCTTGGTATACTTCAATTCATCCTGAAAAAGGTAAATATACTTTTCAAGATATAATTGATATCTATGATAACCATCCTGAAATCAAGGAAATGATGCTAACAGGAGGATCACCAACAATGCATCCTGCTTTAGTAAACGAACTAACACACTTTGCAAATGAAAGACAAATCACCATTACAATTGAAACTGAAGGGTCACATTACCTGGAAACCGATTATCCAATTGGGCTTATTTCTTTTAGTCCTAAATTTAGCAACAGCGTTCCTGTGGTTGGGGGTACTACAC